TGATGGGCTGGCCCATCGGGCACGCGCTCTGCGCCTGCTCGGCAACGGAGTTCACCCTCTGGCAGCAGCACATGCGTGGCGCTCTCTCGCAGCTGCCCACGGCCTCGGGTCCGTGGATCTGGCGGCCGACGGACCCCGCCCAACGCCCGGAGCAGATGGATTTCCTTGAAGGGCTGAAGCCATGAGTGCACATGGACGGATCACCCGCACGGGCGACAAAAGGACCAGGCGCGCGCTGGGCGTGCAGGCCGCGCTCGAATGGGCCTTCGGGACCGAGAAGGCCCAGCTGGAACTGCCTCGTCCTGAGGATGTGACCGAGGAGGGCTTCGGCTTCGGTCTGGAATACGTCCTCCTCCAGCAGGCCATCCTCGGCTGCCAGATCGATGGCGGCCAGCACAAGCTGGACAGCTTCACGCACCCCGACGCCGAGGTGATCGCTGCGACTGTCGCCGGCATGCCCGAGCGGCTCGGCGGCATTCGCATGGCCATCCGCGTGACGGAACTGGCCCGCGCCGGGATGACGCCGGACTGGATGCCTGGCGCCATACCCCGCTGCGTCCCCGTCGAGGTGAAGCACAACCAGCATGGCGAACGGGCCGTCACCATGGTGGTGGGGACTGAGCGCGTTCTCACGCGCGGCAAGTGGCGGACCGTCGAGCTATTGGCCTGCCCGATCACGTGGCGGCCGCATCCAGAGCAGATCGCGTCTGCCCGGCGCGGCTATGAGGACTGGTGGCAGGCGCTGGATTGGATCCGCGAAGGGCTGATTGCAGGTGGGATGCTGCGGGAGGTCGAGGTGACGGCGGTGATGCCGAAGGTGCGGCCTTGGGAACGGCGCTAGAAGGTCCGTGAAGGGCGGAGTGCCGTCCGATGCCGCGGCGGCAGGGCAAATGCAGCATGACGCCGGAGCGGACACTCATTCCTCAACCAGCATTTTCGGCCCCAGATCGACGTAGAGGGCGGGCAACCGCCATTTCAGATAGAGCGTGTAAAACAGCTGCGATAAGCGCGTGAAGATCACCAGCCACGCCCCTAGTCCCTTCCTACGCGTCGGCTGTCGGCCAGCGCAGTTTTCCGCGACCGATGCGCAAGGCTTCTACAAGCCTAGTATTACCCGGCAATCGACCCGAAAATAGGCTGGGCTTCGGATCGACTGCCGACCTCTTGAATGCGGCGACTCTTTGGTAGTCGGGCGTCGTCAGCCAGGTGCGCCCATCGCCCTCGTCAGTGACAACCCGATAAAGACCTGCAGGCGGTGCAGTGGCGATGTCGAGCAGACGTTTGTAGTGTTCGACCGACCACTTCTGGATACCGCCGCTGAGGGCCTCGGTACGAAAGCGTGCCCATAGCGCGGCGGTGTCGGGCGTCGGCCAGTCACCGGCATCTGTATAGGCCGTAATCTCGTCAGATTCGAGCCAGGCCCGCATCTCGGGGGGCGTGACGAAGATCGGTTTGGCATCTTCGATCGCGGCCATAGCCGCACGCCGCGACGGCAGGCCCGCGCGGATCAGCATCGCCATCATGAACTGCGGGACGCCAGTTTCGACCGATCCAGCCGCACCGCCTGCCACCGTGTCCGGCGACCAGCCGAGCGACATTCGGCGGGTGCGGACGGCTTCCAGCGCCCAGACCAAGCGATAGGTGAAGGCCTCCTCGACCGCGCGCATGTTCTGCGGCCCAATCTTGGCGACATCCTCGCCAGAAACCCAGCTTCGCAGGATGACTTTCCAGTTCGCCGGCAGCGCTTTCGCCTTATCGGGGATGAACGGCCTTATGAACAGCAGACGCTCCCCAAGGCCACCGAGTGCATCGACAAGCTCGTCTATGTCACCGCTCAGCGATGCCGCGTCAGCACGGTCGAGCAGCGCAGCCAACTCGTCGGCCATTGCGTCGATCGACAGGCCTGCCTCAAGTCCAACGCCCATGGCAAAATGCCCGCGACGCGCCGACGCCGTGGTGGCTTTCCAGATGAGATCGGCGCGCGCTTCAAACACTTTCTTGTGCAATGGGGCGACGTCCTCGTCTTCGCGGGCGATCTGACGTGCCCAAAGTGATCCTTTGAGCGCTTCATCCAACAGCTTCGGCAGGTCAGCGCGATCGGCATCCAGCGCTTCAATCAGGCCGAATACGGTCGCGTCGAGGCGCTCGACGATTTGCGATAGCGGTTCCTCATCGACGCTTTCTTCCTCGTCGCCGCCACCGCCCTCATCCTCATCGCCTACATCGACATCGGTACTGTATTGCGCGCCCGCAGCGAGGCGCTCGGCGACTGCAGCTTCTTCCTTCGGCGATCTCCATGCTTCGCGGGCATTGGCGAGGTATTCCCACGCATCGTCGCGATCCAGAACGCCTTCACGTGACAAGCGATCAATGATCTCGGCGACGATCTGAATCAGGCCACTTTTCAACGAGCGGGCCTTGGCGGAGGCGACCAGCTTTCGCCACTCCCTCTTTCGCCAATCGATCTTGTCGAACATGACGTGCAAAATCAGGCCTTCGACGTCCACGAAGGCGCGCCCAGCACGGCCAGCGACGTTTGCAAACTCCTCGCCTTTGATCTTCTCTGACGCCCGATACAACGCTGGCACCAACAAGACGGCGGCGTTAAGGTTGAGGCCTTGCGACAAGGTCGGTGAAGCGACGATTACTTTAAGGACCCCCTCAGACAGAAGGGCTTCCAGCTCACGCAGGAACGGGCTTGGCAGCCGGCCATGGTGAATGGCGACGCCTGCTTTCAAGGAGGCGACGGCCGGATGGTCCTCGCCCAACCATTCCTTGCCCACCTCCAAGGCGCGCGCGATCGACGCTTCGTCTTCCAGCAGTGAGTCCAGATAGCCACGCTTGCAAAGGTCCACGACTTGTTTGCCGTAACTCTCGACCCAATTCGCCTGGGTAGAGAAGATCAGGGTCCGTTTGCCCTGGCTCGCGAACTCCCACGCCGCGAACAAGGCGAGGTGCGAGTTCTTGCGCGGATAGGGCTTCTTCTCTCTCCCGAGTGCCGCTTTCTCGACAACGAACTTGTCGAGAAAGGGACCATCATCGTCGAGATCGAGCCGGAGCAGCCCATCATTACCCCGCCAGGTGAGTGCGCCGAACCGCTGTCTGGTGGGGCGCCAGTCGGAACGCACCGGCTCGCCCGGCTCGTCCGAGCGGATCCATGCGGTGAGATCGTCCAACTCGTCGCCGCTGGGCAGGATCGCGGATAGACAGACAATCCTGCGTTCGTTCGCATCCGCGCGCCGAAGCAGACGTTGCACCAATGTCTCGTAGCGGATTTCGCGCTCGCTCGGGCCAATCATGTGACCTTCGTCGAGGACAATCAGGCCGACGTCATCAATCACCGACGAATCGCTTCTCAACGCGAAGTCGAGCTTCTCGGGCGTCGCGATGATGACCTCGCGGGTGCGCAAAGCGTCTTCATCGCCAGCCGAAAGGCCGCTGGCGCCATAAAGCGAGGAAACGCTGAAACCTAGCGGCGCGAAGGTTTTTCTAAATGATCGCTCGGTCTGGGCGGACAAAGCGCGCAATGGCGTTACGATCAAAACTCTGCGCGCCGATGACAGGGTCATCAATGCGGCGATCTCAGCCACCCGCGTCTTACCGGCGCTGGTAGGCAAGGCCACGACGAGATCGTCGGTGACATCGGTTGAACGCCGTGCCGCCTCGCGCTGTGATGGCCATAGCTCCACCTCAGAGGTCTTGCGCGCAAAAAGCGACGAAATGAACAGGCGCCGCAGATCGGGGTACATCTCTTCTGTCCCCTCAGGCGGCTCGGTCGGCAACGTCTGATGCAGCGAATGCTCCCAGAGGTCGTCGATCAAGTGGCGGCAGAGGTTTGAAATCCACCAAATCGGCACATTCTCCGCATTGTCCGCCAGTCTGATCGCATTGGCGAGCAACGCCCGTGCGGTCTCGATCGGCTCGGGCTCGCCGGTCTCGAGAGCGAAGTCAAAATGCGCTAGAGCTCGGCAGATCGTTGTATTGAGGATGGTCGCCAGCACTTCGTCGACGTCTGGTTCTTCCCCTCGTAGTGCCTCGGCGATCTGCTCATCGCTATGAACGTCTTCGTCAAGCCATTCGCGAACGAAGCCTCGCAGTTGTCCGAGATCGCGCAGGATCAGGTGTCGGATCGCTGCTTCACCCGGCGAGGCGTTGAGGTCGCCTGCCGTTTCGTTAAAGAGCGAATAGGCAACCGCCGAAAAGCCGGCCAGGTGGTAGGCGGCGGCGGCGATCATGCGACGGAAGCCGCGGTCGGGCGCTTCCGGGTCGCCGTTGCGCACCAAGGCTTCAAACGCATTGGCCGCTCGCTCAAACGCTTTGCTTGTCAGCTCCGAAGCGCCAGCTTGGGAACGCAGGGCCATCGCGCCCCGAAGCAGGGCAAAGCCGTGCTCGGCAAGATCAGTTTCGATTGTCGCACCGAGGGGCGGCGCATTGGGTGGCAGCACGCCGTCCACGCGCATCAGCGACCAGGCCGCACCGCGATAGAGGAGACGCCCAAGGATACCGTCGGTGGTAGCTGTCGCCAAGAATACCGTCAGTTCGTCAATCGTCTCCAAGGTCTTCGGCCTCCTGATACATGGCCGCGATGAAGTCCTGGTGATCTTCGACGTGGATGTTCACGACGTATTGGTCCCGGTTGGTCCCTGTGGCGTCGAGATCATCCTTCAGCGAGGCATGGGCGCCGTTGCCTGACACGGTGAAGAGCATGTGGTCGATGCGATCGGCACGAAGGGACTTCAGTCCTACCTCGTCACGGAGGCTGCGGCCCAACGCGCTGTCTTCCGGGTCGTTGCTCTCCAGCAGCCGGTTGGCGACGAACAACAGGGAATCGGGCGTGCATCGGCCGCTGTCGCGGTCGAGGACCTTGCGCGCGCTCGTAACCGTGGCCTTGCCGAGCACCTTATTGCTTTTAGCTTCGCCTTTCAGGAGCCAGAGCTTCTCGCCAGCCCCATCATATCCGGCGCCGATGAAGTCGTCGCCACGCATGGCCATGTTGCGGCCGTCTTTATAGCGTAGGCGGCGCACTGGGACGCGGAGGCCGATCTCTTCCTCGACCAGCTCGGTCGCGAGAATTTCGCCTAGGTCGCCGGAGCGGCCCCTCGGAGTTTGAGGCATAGCTTCTTTGAGGATACTGGCGGCAAATTTGAAGCCGAGCCGATCGACGTCTTCGGCGATGCGTTCAAGTCGATCGTAGTGCGAGCGGATGGTCTTGGCGAGTTCATCGCGAATCTCATCTCGGCCCCTGTCCTTTTCGACATAGACCCAGTAGTGCTTGCGCTTATTCTTTTCTTTGGTGGCATCGCACCACCTCTCGTACAGTCCCATGCAATCCGCCTTTGCCATCGCGCAGTGCAGTGTGACCACATCGACCACCCACACAAGCTGTAGCGGCCGCTTTGCAACAATTTCTTGTAACTGTCGGTGCGCTCTATGGCCGCCAACGCCGCTCCCAGCAGGAGGTCCCATATTGCCTCCTAGCCGACCAACATCCTACTGCGGCACACCTGTTTGGCGGCTTCAGGAGATGCCGCAGTGCAGCGCACAGCCGGAATGGCCCTCAGCAACGGGCCAGTTTCAGAGCGGCTACTGTTCACTCGAAAACCTGGAGTTGAAAATGTGCTGGAAATCTTCGCGGGTGTCTCGGCGAGCCGTTGGCGTTGCGAAGGACAACGTGTAGCTGCGCGTTGCCACAAGCTTCGACGGCGGCTGCGGCAAGGTTCTGCCATCTGACCCGCCCGCACAGACCTCCGTAGGCAAGAACTACCGTCGCGGACAAGGCGGCACATTTGCCGATATAGTGAAGGTTTCGATTCGAACGTTCGACATCCAATGGTATTTGCTTTGGATCTGTTGCGCGAAAATCCATGACATTCACCAAGAACAACCCGCTGTATCCTAGTCTCTGTGAATGCCGCGTGAGTTTCCTAGAGGTTGCATCATCAACAAGGTTCGACGCGGAAGACGGATTCATGCATAACCACGTAACCATTTCACCATTGGCCCAGCGACGGCTGAGGTATGGCCTATAGTTCCCGCACTCGGAGAAGATGGCCGAGCCTCGAACTCCTGGTAGCAGTTCCCATGTTGATCCGAGCTCACGATCAATCTCAGACGTACCGTGTATCATGTTGATCGTTCCATTATGAAGAAGTTGCTCGCCCATGATCTTCGCAAAGGAGGGCGCTTTCGCCAATGACTGCTCTTGCGCTGCTGCGCTGCAGCAGCGGCGAACAAGCTGAGGGTCCATAATGGGCCGAGTCCGTCGATCGCCCCACCCCCAGCCGTGGTTCCTCCCAGGCCCTAACTGTATACGGGGGGGCGCAGCGCGGCAGTTGGCTAGCGTGAGGCGATTTCACCGGGGAATCCAGGCGGAAGCCACTCTGGCGCTGGCATCCGGAATTCTGACTCAAGATCAAAGCGTTACGGAATCACGATCTGGCAAAGGTGGATTCTTTGCCGGAAGCCACGCGAGCCACTCAGAGGAAGCCACCTTGGCCAGAAGCCACCAAAGGAGGCCGCCTGCTTCGAAGGCGTTGAATCCATGCATGTTTTCTATTTGACAAAGCTGCCCCCCTTGACGTACCTTTCCATCATCAGAGCTTTGTGCCCGGAGGAACCCCTTCCGGGCATTTCTGTTTCTTGACCTACCCCGCATCCCGTTTGCGTCGCTGTTTCTGATCAGCGCGCCTCGTCGCGCGCCCCCTTCCCCCACATCCCGAGCCCCGCCCCATGGACCTCGTCTTCGCGCCGAGCCAGGTTGAGTCCTGGCCGATTGCCCGGCTGCGCCCCTATGCCCGCAATGCGAAGATGCATGGCGACGACCAGGTGGCGAAGATCGCCGCCAGCATGGCCAAGTTCGGCTGGACCGTCCCCTGCATGGTCGCCGACGATGGCGAACTGATCGCGGGCCACGGCCGGGTGCTGGCCGCGACCATGCTCGGGCTGACTGAAGTGCCGGTGATCCGGCTGAGCCACTTGGACGAGGCCGAGCGCCGGGCCTACCGGATCGCCGACAACAAGCTGACCGAACTGGGCGAATGGGACGAGGCACTGCTGCGCGACGAGATCGCGGGGCTGCTGGCCGAGGATTTCGACCTGTCGCTGCTCGGGATCACCGACGAGGATTTGGATGCCTTGCTGCGGGATCCGGAGGCGCTGGGCGGGGATGGCCCGGTCGAAGGCGAGGACAATGTGCCCGAGCCCCCGGCCACGCCGGTATCCGCGCAAGGCGACCTCTGGCAACTCGGCCCACACCGCCTGATCTGCGGCGACAGCACCGCGGCCGACGTGGTCGGGCGGCTGCTGGGCGATGTTCGCCCCCTGCTGATGGTGACCGATCCGCCCTACGGCGTGGAGTATGACCCGTCCTGGCGCAACCAGGCAGGCGCGGCCAAGACCAAGCGCACCGGCAAGGTGCTGAACGACGACCGCGCTGATTGGAGCGAGGCATGGGCGCTGTTCCCGGGCGACGTCGCCTATGTCTGGCACGGCGCGCTGCACGCGGCGACCGTGGCCGACAGCCTGAACTCGGCAGGTTTCGCAATCCGCTCGCAGATCATCTGGGCCAAAGATCGGCTGGTCCTCAGCCGCGGTGATTACCACTGGCAGCATGAACCCTGCTGGTATGCGGTACGCGCCAAGGGCAAGGGCCACTGGGCGGGGGACCGCAAACAGACGACGCTGTGGCAGATCGCCAACCGGGATCAGGACGCCGACACTGTGCACGGGACGCAGAAGCCGGTCGAATGCATGCGGCGGCCGATCCTCAACAACTCCAGCCCCAGCCAGGCGGTCTATGAGCCTTTCATGGGATCGGGCACCACGCTGATCGCGGCCGAGACCACGGGGCGGGTGTGCTTCGGGGTCGAATTGAACCCGGCCTATGTCGATGTGGCCGTCGAGCGCTGGCAGTCGTTCACAGGTCAGGAGGCCCTGCTGGCAGAAACGGGCGAGACCTTCGCCGCCCTGAAAGCAAAGCGGCTCGCGGCATGAACGCGCCCCACCTGCCCGGCCGGATCGAACACTGGCCCCTCACCCGCCTCCGGCCCTATGCCCGCAATGCCAAGACCCACGATGCCGACCAGGTGGCGAAGATCGCCGCCAGCATGGCCGAGTTCGGCTGGACCGTTCCCTGCCTCGTCGCGGCGGATGGCGAATTGATCGCAGGCCATGGTCGCATCCTGGCCGCCGCCCATCTCGGCCTTTCCGAGGCCCCCGTGATCGTGCTGGACCATCTGACCGAGGCACACCGCCGGGCCTATCGTATCGCCGACAACAAATTGTCCGAGCTCGGCGGCTGGGACGAAGTCCTCTTGGTGCAGGAGTTGCAGGCGCTGTTGGCCGAGGATTTCGACCTCGGGCTGATCGGGATCCCCAATGACGAACTGGACGCGCTGCTGCAAGATGCCGACGACGAACGTGCGTCCATCGATGACAACACCGCGGACACCATCCCCGAGACCCCAGCCGAGCCGATCACCAAGCCCGGCGACATCTGGGCGCTGGGCGATCACCGGCTGATCTGCGGCGATGCGACCGACCCGGCCGTGGTGGCGCAGCTTATGGGCGGGGCTCAGGCGTCGCTGCTGTTCACTTCCCCGCCCTATGCGCAGCAGCGCGACTATGGCGCGGCGAAGGAGAAGGTCGGCGATTGGGATGCGCTGATGCAGGGCGTTTTCGCCGCGGCGCCGATCACCGCCGATGCCCAGCTGCTGGTCAACCTCGGCCTCGTCCATCGCGATGGCGAGTGGCTCCCCTATTGGGAGGGCTGGGTCGACTGGATGCGCGCGCAGGGCTGGCGGCGCTTCGGCTGGTATGTCTGGGACCAGGGGCCCGGCCTGCCCGGTGACTGGAACGGGCGGCTGGCGCCCTCGCACGAGTTCATCTTCCACTTCAATCGCCAGCCTCGCAAACCCAACAAGACAGTGGAAAGCAAGCACGCAGGCGAGACCCTCGGCGGCGGCGGGCTGCGCGGGGCGGACGAGACAGTTCATCGCAAGACCGGCTTCGGCAACGCGATCCAGAGCCACCGTATCCCGGACTCGGTGTTCAGGATCATGCGCCACAAGGGAGGACTGGGTGCCGCCGGATCGCACCCGGCCGTCTTCCCCGTGGCGCTGGTCGAGGCGGTGCTGGAGGCCTTCACAGATCCCGGCGACCTGGTGTTCGAGCCATTCTGCGGTTCAGGCACCCAGTTGATCGCGGCCGAACGCACCGGGCGGCGCTGCTGCGCGGTGGAACTCGATCCGGTCTACTGCGACGTCGCCGTGCGGCGGTGGGAGATGGCGACAGGGCGGATAGCGAACCGCCTTCAAGGCGATTAGCTTTCAACTAATGAGGGCTTGGCCCATAAAGCGCTGGGTGCAAAAGGATTTCGAAGGCGACCTACACATGGAAAATGACCCCGTCATCAGTCCCGTCTCATTCGTGGAAATGAAGGCGAGCGTCGGCTCGATCCTCTTCCTGTGGTCGTCCATCGAACGCGAACTGACGAAGCGCATCGAACAACTGGACGACGGGAAAAGCCGGACCGGGGCGCATACCCTGGCGCAAAAGATCGCGCGTTGGGAAAACCTGCAGGTCGCCGTCTGTGAAGAACGCCCCGAACATCGCGAACTACTCACCGAGGTGCGCGACCGCCTCTTACTGGCGCTGGAAATCAGGAACCGCGTTGCCCATGGCCTAGTCGGCATCACCGCCGATCCGTTCGGCAATCGCGGCGACGCGCATCTGGAGACGGAACTGAATGGCGAGAAGCGCAAGCACGGGCATTCTGACCTGGAGCAGGTGATGCGCATCCTCTCCCATATGGTTAGGGCCATTGGCGGGCTGAGCGATGCGGCCAGGCAAAAGGATCTCCGAAAGGCGGAAAGTGCCTACGTCGGGATCCGGTTGAACCATCTGCCCTGACCGCCTAGCCTTCTCCTATGTCCGAAGGTTGGCCGCACATCGAGATCAACGATCACGGGACCATCGTCGTCCTGCGTCCGATCTCGGACGAAGGGCGCGCGTGGTTCGAGGACAATGTCGGAGAGCCAGGGCCGGGCGGGATCTACACCTGCGAGCCGCGCATGGCGCAGGACATCCTGCAGGCGGCAGCCCGCGATCTGCTGTCGTGGCAATGAACGACCGCCGCCCGGTAAGGACGGCGGCGCGGTCCAAGTCGCTGTGAGGGTTCAGGCGGCCAGCTTGTAGACCGTCCCCCTACCCTCGACCTTTTCGGCGGTGATGGGCAGGCCCAGCTTCTTCTTCAGGGCGCCCGAGATCGAGCCGCGGACCGTGTGCGATTGCCACGAGGTCGCCTCCACCATCTCGGCGATGGTGGCACCCTCAGGACGCTGGAGCATGGCGATGATCTGCGCCTGCTTCGTGCCCGCACGGATGGTGATGGACTTTGGGGAGTCGGCCGCGTCCGACGCCGACGCGGGATCCGGCTTCGGCTTGGCCTTCCGTGCGCTGGTGACCGCGCTGGCCACCACCGGCTCTATCCCGATGGCCTCGAGCCCGGCGGCAGTGGCAATCAGCGTAGTGCCGTGCCCATCGCCAGTTTCGCGCCAGAGCGGCTCGCCGCGGCGTAGGTTCGCTTCGACCTCCTCCAGCCAGCCGCGGGCAATCATCTTGCCCGCGACCATCTTCGCGGCCGCACCTGCCAGCGCGTTGGGCAGCGGCAGGGCGAGGTTGCCCGGCCGCGCGGCGGCACGCGCGAGGATCAGGGACTGGGTGTCGGACAGCTGCGTCATGGTCAGCCCTCCGCGCCAAATGAGACGCCAGCGCGGCCGAAGCCGATGATGGGCAGGATGAAGGCGGCGTCCTCGGCGTCGCGGTCCGAGGCAGCGAGCCAGTCGTCCATGGCCGCACGGGCGGTGGCGATGTCGGGGAACTGTCCGAGCCAGCCGAGAGTGCCGTCGCGCTCGATCAGGACGATGCAGGGTTGGGCGTGCAGAAGTGTCATGGGGTCGTCTCCGGTGGCGGGCCGCGACCATCGCGACCGTCCTACGACCCCGACCCCGCAGGCATGGCGGGGCAGGATGATCTGTCGATGTTCCCAAGCGTCAGGCGGCGTGTTCGCCCTCGGCGAATGCCATGTCGGTGATCTCGCGCAGCCGGGCGCGGTAATGGTTCAGGGTGCCGACATGCCCCCAATGGATCTCGTCCGGGTCGGTCTGGAAGTGGTCCGCGCTCAGGGTGGCGAGGCGTTCCAGCAGTGCGTCGATCTCGAGCTTGGCGGCGATGAAGGCGTCGAGGGCTTTGGGATTTTCGGTCGCGCGGCGGGTGGTCATGGCAGGGTCGTCCTTCGGTGAGTTGCAGCGTCTGGTCACGATGATCATCGCTCTGATCAGGTGAATGTCGTAGGCGATTTTGATGTTTGTCAGTGGTTTATGATCGCAGTTCCCTCACGGTCCTGCCCCGCCGCCAGTCACGCAATCCGGTCTGGCTCTGTCAGCGCCGCCTGTTCCGCCTCGTGGCGCTGGGCGGCATCGGGCGGGTCACCGCGGGCATTGACGATGGCCACGAAGAGCACGCGGGCGACAGCGGCCACCTCGTCGGCCCCGGTGCTGGAGAGAACAACATCGTGAATGGCGAGTGCCTCGCCCAGATCAGTGAGGGCGGAGAGCGTGGCGAACTCGGCCTCACCCGGATCGCAGGTGACGATGCTTGTCTCTTCCGGTGCCACGACATCGTTGCGGCAGAAGCGCAGGTCGAACCCGATGGCACAGTTGCGCCGGACCAGGTCGTCAAGGGTCTCGCCCTCGGGCAGGCAGTTGCAGGGGATTGGCATCGGGACCTCCGTCAGATCAGTCGCAGATCGGTCAGCAGGGCGCTGGCGGCGGCAAGCTGGCTGGTCGGCAGTTCGATCTTGAGGTGCGAGATGACATCCGAGGCCTCGACCGCGATCCCGCCCTCGCGCAACGCGGCTTCGATCACGCGCGCTGCGGCGTCAGGACCGTGGATATTGAGAGGATCGGGAAGCACGGCGTGGTCAATGCGGATGGTGGTGATAGCGTTCATGGTGGGATCCTTTCAGGAAGGAGACTGGGTGGCAGTCGCCGCACGGCGTCCGGCCTCGAAGGCCGCTTCCAGCGCGGAGCGGACCGCCCAGACGGCGTGGTCGTGGAAATCGAGGCTGTCGGACATGCGGGTCTCAAGAGTGTCGAGGAACAGATGACGTTCGGCGATCTCCAGCAGCAGCGCGTCACGGATAGCTTCCGGGTTCGGGGCGGGCTTCGGGATGGTCTTGGTGCGGCGGCTGACCATGATCACTCCTCCCAGCGGTGTTCGGGGTGGGTGGTCCGGGCGCGGGCTTCCTCGCGCATCATCTCATGGGCACGGGCCAACTCGACCATCCCGTCGGCATGGCTCATCCGCCCTGCCATGACCTCGTCCATGACCCAGTTGATGCGGTCTTGCGCGGGGCTGGTGTGGGTCTTCCACCCCTCGCTCATGGAACTGTGTCCCATCTTCTCCTGTGCGCGCATGGCTCCCTCCGATCCTTGTGCCCGGGCGCAGGATGCACCCACGACCTGGCCAGGAGAATCGCTCTGACGGGAAGTGTAATCAACCGAATTAGACGATCTTTCCCGTTTATTTACAATATGTTGAGGACAACTCTAGGGCCATGGAAGGCATGTCCGAACGCACCTATGCCGCCCATTCCGGTCTCTCGCGCGGGGCGGTGCAGAAGGCGCGCAAGAGCGGACGGCTGGTGCTGTTTGTGGACGGCTCGATCAATGCAGCGGCCTCGGATGCGCGTATTGCTGCAATGACCGATCCCGATCAGCAGATGCGTGCCCGCGGCGGGTTTGCGACGGGTGGCACGGCGCGTGGGGCCGGCGGCGGTGGTGGCGATGGCCCGGTCGTCACCGGCCCCGGTGACAGCACGTCATACCTGAAGGCGCGAACCGCGTTGACGGTCTACCAGGCGCAGGAACGGCAGCTCTCGATCCAGAAGAAAAAGGGCGTACTGGTGGATCGGGCGCGCGCCGAGACGCTGGTGTTCCGGCTCGCACGCCAGGAACGCGACGTCTGGGTGACCTGGCCCACCCGCGTGGCCGCGCTGATGGCCGCACAATTGTCCGCAGAGATGGAGAAGACATCGGGGGTGCCCATGACGATCGAGACTGCGATCCTGCAGAGGGTGCTGGAAACCCATGTCCGAGAGCAGCTCGATGCCCTGGCAGACCTCCGGGTCTCGCTCGGGTGATCATGATGACCGCAGCCCGACCCACCCCGACCTGACCGCCGACCTCGACCTTGGCTTCGAGGGGGCTGAGGACATCCTCCGGGTCTGGCGGCAGGGGATGCGGCCCGACCCGGACCTGACGGTGTCGGAATGGGCGGACCAGCACCGCTGGCTCTCCTCGCGCGCCGCAGCCGAACCGGGGCGGTATCGGACAGCACGGACGCCATACTTGCGCGCGATCATGGATGCGCTGTCGCCCGGTCATCCGGCGCAGCGGGTCACGTTCATGAAGGCCGCACAGGTCGGGGCGACGGAAGCCGGGAACAACTGGATCGGCTTTGTCATCCATCACGCGCCGGGACCGATGCTGGCCGTGTTGCCGACGGTGGAGATGGCGAAACGCACCTCGCGCGGACGGCTTGATCCGCTGATCGCTGACAGCCCTGTGCTCCGGGAACGGGTCAGCCCTGCGAGGTCGCGAGATGCCGGGAATTCGATGCTGTCGAAGGAATTTCCCGGCGGCATCCTGGTGCTGACCGGCGCAAACTCGGCGACCGGCCTGCGGTCGATGCCCGCGCGCTACGTATTTCTCGACGAGGTCGATGCCTATCCGGCCTCGGCCGATGAGGAGGGTGATCCGGTCACGCTGGCCGAGGCTCGGACCACGACCTTCGCGCACCGGCGCAAGGTGTTCATGGTCTCGACGCCGACGATCCGGGGGCTGAGCCGGATCGAGCGGGAGTTCGAGGCTTCGGACCAGCGCCGGTACTTTGTGCCCTGCCCCCATTGCGGCGCCATGCAATGGCTGCAGTTCGACCGCCTGCGCTGGGCGAAAGGGAAACCGGAGACGGCAGCCTACACATGCGAGAGGTGTGATCGCCCCATCGCCGAGCACCACAAGACCGGCATGCTGGCGCAGGGCGAATGGCGGGCCACGGCGGTGTCCGCCGACCCGGCGGCCATCGGCTTCCACCTCTCGGCGCTCTATTCTCCGATCGGATGGAAGAGCTGGGAGCAGATCGCGCGCGACTGGCTCGCCGCCCAAGGCTCGGACGCAATGCTGCGCGCGGCGCGCAACACGCTTCTCGGCGAGACTTGGATCGAGTCAGGCGAGGCGCCGGAATGGCAGCGACTGGCCGACCGGCGCATGGCTTTCCCGGCGCAGATCCCGGCAGGTGGGCTGTTCCTCACCGCTGGGGCGGATGTGCAGAAGGATCGGATCGAGGTCGATGTCTGGGCTTGGGGCCGGGGTGGCACCAGCTGGCTTGTCGACCACATCGTCATCCTAGGCGGTCCGGACGACCCCGCCTGCTGGGACAGGCTGACGGCTTTGTTGGGGCAAAGCTGGGCGCATGAACAGGGTGCGTTCATGACGCTGGCCAAGCTCGCCATCGACACCGGCTACGAGTCGGCGGCGGTCTATGCCTGGGCGCGAAAGCAGGGGATCGCTCAAGTCGCCCCGGTCAAGGGCGTTGAAGGCTTCAACCGGGCGACACCGGTCTCGGGGCCGACCTTTGTCGACGCCACGGTAAACGGGCGGAAGCTGAAGCGCGGAGCCCGTCTCTGGACCGTGGCCACTGCCACCTTCAAGGCCGAGACCTATCGGCATCTGCGGATCGAGCGGATCAGCGACGAAGATCGCGCGCTGGGCCTGGCCGATCCCGCAGGCACGATCCACCTGCCGGACTGGGTCGACAGCGAATGGCTGAAGCAGCTGGTGGCTGAGCAGCTGGTGACGATCCGCGACCGGCGCGGCTATGCCCGGCAGGAATGGCAGAAGATGCGGGAGCGGAACGAAGCACTCGACGCCCGCATCTATGCCCGTGCGGCGGCCTGGATTCTCGGAGCGGATCGCTTCGACGAGCGGATGTGGCGTCAGCTTGAGAAACAGGCTGGGGTAGAGACCGTCGCCGCGGCCGCATCGACGACGGCGACCGTCCCGCCCACGACACCAGAGAAACCGGGTGCGCCCGAGGCCGGGCGGATCACCGCCCCGCGGCGGCGTGGCTGGAAGATCAGCACGCCCAAGTACATGGAATGACTGGATCCCGATGACCCTCGACGAGATGACCACCCGCCACAGCGCGCTGCTGGCCGCGCGGTACAGCGGCACGCGCAGCGTGAGCTATGACGGGAAGACCGTGACCTATGGCACGGACGCCGAGCTCGCCGCGGCGATTGCAGACATCGAACGGCGCATCGCCACGATTCAGCGGACCAGCCGTCGAGTACTCCGGCCCTACGCCGTGAAGGATCTATGATGAACTGGCGGCAGCGTCTTGGTGCCTTCATCGGCGGATTTGACGCTGGCCAGCACCACCGTCGTCTGCGCGGGTTCCGCGCGACGCGTGCCCATGTCAACGCGCTGATCGCGGCCAGCGGCCCTGACATCACCGCCCGTGCCCGCTGGCTCGTGCGCAACAACGGCTATGCGGTCAACGCTGTCGAAAGTTGGGCCGCCAATACCGTGGGCGACGGGATCAAGCCGATCTCGAAGATCGGGGATGCTGCCCGGAAGGAGGAGTTGCAGCGGCTCTGGCTCGCATGGACTGACGAGGCCGATGCCGAAGGGCTGACCGACTTCTACGGGCTGCAGCGCCGGGCCGCGCGCGAGGTCTTCATGGCGGGCGAGGTGTTCTTCCGGATCCGGCCCCGCCGTGCCGATGACGGTCTGACCGTGCCCTTGCAGCTGCAAATGCTGCCGGCCGAGATGCTGCCGCTCGAGCAGACCGGTACGGCCGCCAGTGGCAATGCGATCCGCCAAGGGATCGAGTTCGACCGGATCGGACGGCGCGTGGCCTATCACTTCCTCCGCCGTCATCCGGGCGACAGCACCGATCCGGGACTGGCGGGTGATATCGTGCGGGTGCCTGCGACCGAGGTGATCCATGTCATCGACCCGGTCGAGGGAGGCCAACTGCGCGGGGTGTCGAAGTTGGCGCCTGCCATCGTGAAGCTGTTTCTGCTCGACCAGTATGACGACGCCGAGCTCGACCGGAAGAAGGTCGCGGCGATGTATGCGATGTTCGTGACCTCGCCCGCGCCGGAAAACCCCCTCGCCCCTCCCGAAGACGAGGCGGACCCGGCCGGGGTGGAGATCGGCCCGGGTCAGATCGTGCGGCTCGACCCGGGTGAGGATGTGACCGTGGGCCAGCCTGCCGACAGCGGGGCCACCTACGAGCCGTTCCAGTACCGGACACTCCTGCAGATCTCGGCGGCGCTGGGCATTCCCTATCCCTATCTGGCCAATGACATGGTGAAGGGGAACTTCTCGAACTCGCGTCTGGCCCTGATCGAATTCCGCCGCCGTGTCTCGGCCTGGCAGCATTCGGTCATGGTCTGGCAGCTCTGCCGCCCGGTCTATGCGCGCTGGATGGATGCGGCCGTGATGTCGGGGGCTCTGACCCTTCCAGGCTATGAGGCCAACCGGTCTCGCCTGCTGGCGGCTGACTGGTTGCCGACAAAATGGGACTGGGTCGATCCGCTGAAGGATGCCAATGCCGAAATTGCCCAGATCGAGGCCGGCCTGAAGTCCCGCACGCAGGCCATCGCCGAGCGCGGCTATGACGCCGAGCAGGTTGACAGAGACATCGCTGCAGAGCGCGCGCGCGAACGCGCACTGGGCCTCGACTTCCGCCGTCCGGGCTCGCCAGCGCAGGGCGTGCAGGCGCTGGCGGGGCCGGAGGGGGAGGCCACAAGTCGGAACCCCGGTGCCGAGGAAAACGAGAGCGAGGACGCAGAAGATCGGCCACGCGAAGAAGAGGACCAACCCTGATGCTCCACGCCCGCATTGCCGCGCGCGCTTTCAACACGCCGCTGCTGGTCGAACCCACCAAGGCCATGGCCTTCCTGTCCGGCCTCGGGCCCCGGATCCTCGGTCGGCAGGTCGACCTGGCGGGTGGCGACGGCGCCCTGGAGACGGGGCCACAGCTGCCGCGGCGCGCCAGTATGCTGGCGGGTGACCTTGTGGAAAGCGCCGGGCAGCGCGGCGATGCGCCCTATCCGGTGGTCGACGGCATCGCCGTCATCGAGATCGCTGGCGTGCTGATCCATCGGGGATCCTGGATCGGCCAGTCCTCGGGCCAGACCAGCTACGAGGGGATCATGGCGCAGATCGCAGCGGCGGCGGAAGATCCGGCCGTGCGCGGCGTTGCGTTGGAAATTGACAGCTTCGGCGGCGAGGTCGCAGGCGTCTTCGACCTTGCCGATCGCATTCGTGCGGCCCGCAAAGCGAAGCCGATCTGGGCCTTTGTCGCCGAACACGCCTTCTCGGCGGGATATGCGCTGGCCAGCCAGGCCGACCGCATCCTGTTGCCGCGCACCGGGGCAGTGGGCAGCATCGGTGTTGTGGTGATGCATGCCGATCTCAGCGGCCAGCTCGACCAGGACGGCGTGCGCGTGACGCTGATCCATTCCGGTCGCCACAAGATCGATGGCCATCCCTATGCGCCTCTCCCTGCCGAGGTCCGGGACGACGTCCAGCGCGAGATCGACGTGCTGCGCTTCCTCTTCACCGAAACCGTCGCCGCGGGGCGCGGCAACCGGCTGAACCAAGACGCCGCGATGGCGACCGAGGCTGCAACCTATCGCGGGGCAGATGCCGTCGCTGCGGGTCTCGCCGACGAGGTCACCGATCTGGCGCGCGGCTTCGGGGCCTTCCGGCGACTAATCGCGCGCGGTTCGACGCTCTCTGTGGAGCGCCTCCCCCGCGCACTTTCTAACCCGCGCGTCCCACGCGCATCCCTTTCCCACACCAGACAGGAGGCACGCATGGCCACCGAACAAGACCAGGATGACAGCCCCGATGAGCCCGGCAGTGATGCAACGGATGCAGAGAGCGGCGAACCCGATGCCCCCGAAGAAGAGCCCGCGGCTGCGCCTGCCTCTCCTGCTGGAGGGTCGTCACTCGCTCTTGCCCCCACCGAGGCCCCTGCCCCTGCTGAGGCAATGGCACAACCAGGCAACCTGGCTGCGCTTACGGCGCAAATGCGCGAGGCGGCGGCGGAGATTGCCGAGATCGCGGCGCAAGCCGGGAGGCTCGGGATTGCGATCGACGCGGCAAAGGCACTCCGCGACGGAACGGCGCCCGAGGCCCTGCGCCGCCTGGTCCTCGATCGAGCTAGCGCCGCCGCCGATGCGCGCGACATTGTTGCCGCAGCGCCCTCCCTTGTCCTGCCGCAGACGAAGGAAAGCCCGATCGTTGCAGCCGCAAAGCGCGCGGCGGCCGACGGCAAGCGCGGCTGACGCTGCGCGCGACAACCGACCACACCCCTCCTTGTAAATCCCTCTGCCCGACTGATCCCCCGCCGCCCTCCCGGCGGGGGTTCTCTCTTGCCCCCCTGACACAGGAACCCAACCATGACTGTCCACACCCAACCGCCCAGCATGGGCGATATCCTCAAGTACGAGGTCAATCCGAACTACACCCGGGAGGAGGTGACACTCCTGCAGGGCATGCCCTATCCTGTGGGTTCGGTCCTCGGCCGCATCACCGCTAGCGGCAAGTACAAGCTCGCCACCTCCGGCGGCAGTGATGGCGCGCAGACGGCGACAGCCGTCCTGCTCTATGCCGTCGACGCCACGCTCGCGGACGCCCTCGGCATCGTGCTCGCCCGGGGCCCTGCCATCGTATCCCGCGCCGCGCTGGCCTACGACGCTACCGTCGATGACGCGGGCAAGATCACGACCAAGATCGGCCAGCTGGCCGCCGTAGGCATCATCGCGCGGAACACCGCCTGATCAGCGCGCCCCGTGATCTTAGCAGCCACATCCCGTCCGCCTGATCCTAGGCACCCGACGATCCTCGCCAAGCAGCACCTGCCCCCATCCCCTCTTTCCCCCGGAGTTCCCCATGACCATCACCCGCAACCCGTTTGACGCGGGCGGCTATTCGCTCGCCGAGATGACGCAGGCCATCAACATCCTGCCCAACCTCTACACCCGCCTCGGACAGATCGGCCTCTTCCGCTTCGAGGGCGTAACCCAACGCTCCATTGTCATCGAACAGCGCGCCGGCGTCCTGAGCCTCCTGCCCTCGGTCCCGCTTGGCGCCCCTGCCACCGTCGGCAACCGTGAAGCCAGAGCGATGCGCTCCTTCGCTTTGCCCTGGATCCCGCATGACGATGTCATCCTGCCTGCCGACATCCAGGGGATGCCCGCGCTGGGCGTCTCGGATACCGCCGATCCGCTGGTCGATGTGATGAACCGCAAACTGACCCTGATGCGGCGCAAGCATGCCCAGACCCGGGAATACATGGAGATGAATGCGCTCCGCGGCATCGTGAAGGATGGCGCGGGAACCACGCTCTACAACTACTTCACCGAGTTCGACCTCGCCCAGATCTCGGTCGACTTTGTCTTCGGCACGGCCAGCACCAACATCCAGAGCAAGGTCCGCACGACGCTGCGCGCCATCGAGGACAATCTCCTCGGCGAGACCATGACCACCGCCCATGCGCTGGTCAGTTCCGAGTTCTTCGACAAGCTGATCAGCCATCCCAAGACGGAAGAGGCCTACAAGTTCTTCTCCGCCACCGGTGGCCAGCCCCTGCGTGAGGACATGCGCCGCGCCTTCCCCTTCGCAGGTGTCCTGTTCGAGGAATACAACGGGTCCGTCACCCTCTCGAACGGCTCGGCGGAGCGGCTGATCCCTGCCGGCGAGGGCATTGCCTTCCCGCTCGGCACTTTTGACACCTTCACCACCTATGGCGGGCCCGCCAACCTCCTCGAGACCGCCAACACCAACGGCCTGCCGCTCTATGCCCGCCAGATGATGGACGCCAAGGGCCGCTGGATCGACCTCATGACCGAGGCGTCGATCCTGCCGGTCAACAAGCGCCCCCGGCTGGCGATCCGGCTGCACACGTCGAACTGACAGGGTCACGAACAGTCGTAGGAACGGCGCATGTCCATCTTCTCGGCCGCCATTGACAACCTCTTCGCCGATCCCGCCATCGCGCGCGACGCCACCTACACCGCCGACGGTGGCGCGCCGATCCCGGTCCGCGTGGTCACGCGCCGCCCGGACGAGATCACCGGCTTTGGCGAGGCGCGTCTCTGGTCGGAGACCACGCGGGTTGATGTGCGGGTGGCGGAGGTGCCAGCCCCACGTCCCGGCGACCGGATCGAGATCGAGGGCGAGGCCTTCCTCATCCAGGGCGAGCCGGTGCGCGACCGCGAGCGGCTGGTCTGGGCGCTGGACCTGCGTCCTGCGTGATGGCGATGAAACTGAAGATCGAGATCAGCCCTGACATCGCCGCGCTGATGGCGGCCGAAGTCCGCGCCGGTGAAAAGGCCGTCACCACTGCCATGCGCGAGGCCGGGACCGGTCTCAAATCTGCGTGGCGGGGCCAGATCACCGGCGTGGGGCTCGGCCAACGGCTGGCCAACTCGATCCGTCTCGCCACCTATCCCAAGGGTGGCGAGAGCATCAACGCCGCAGCCCTTGTCTGGTCCAATGCGCCGGTCATCATCAGCGCACATGACACCGGGCCGCTAATCAGGGCACGGGACGGGTTCTGGCTGGCGATCCCGACCGAGGCTGCGGGCAAGTCCACGCGCGGGGGACGGATCACCCCGGGCGAATGGGAACGGCGGACCGGCCTCAAGCTGCGGTTCGTCTACCGTCGCCGGGGGCCGAGCCTGCTGGTGGCGGAGGGGCGGCTGAACACCAAGGGCCGCGCGGTGGCGTCGCGGTCGAAAACAGGCCGGGGCGTCGTGACTGCGCCGATCTTCCTGCTGGTCCCGCAGGTCAGGCTTCCGAAGCGGCTGGATCTGGCGCGGGATGCAGAGCGGGCAATCGACGGCGTGCCGGGTCTGATCGTGGCCAAGTGGGTGTCAAATACGGACAGGGCCTGATGATTGCCACGCCAACCCTGCTTGATGGCTGAAATGCGCATTGCTAGCCTGATTCCATGCGTGGCCAGAGTTTGGAGCAGCCCATGTCGTTCAGACCGTTCGTATTCGCCGTCGCCCTCACTGCGGCAGCTCCGGCGTTCGCCCAAGATGCCTCCCTGTCCGCGGAATTGGCTGATATCGAGCGCCAACTGACAGAGATCGACGCGCAGGCGGCACGCTACGATGGCGGCCTGATCGTCGCACTTATCGATGCACGCCGGGAAGCACTTCTGCTCGCCCGCACTCTCATTGAAAACCGGATCAACGCAGAAGCCGGTGCCGCAACCGTGGAAGTGACGATCCCGGCTGTTCAGCCAGATGAAGCGCGTGCCGCACAAATCCTCGGGGAAATGGCCGCCGCACAGCAGCGCATCGACGAAGCCGAACGTGAGGCCGCGACTGGCGGCGGCTTGATCCAGGCCTTGGCGCTCAGCCGGGCCGAGACAGAGAGGCTGACGCTGGCCCAGTTGCAGATGGGATATCTCCAGGCAAAGTACGGCATCGCGTTCCCCGTGATGCAGGCTCAGCCCGGCGCATCCGTGCCGCCTGCTGCGCCAGCAGCAGAAACACCAGCGCCTGCAGAAGATGCAGTGCAAACAGTCTCTTGGGCTGACCCGCGTTTTCCAGAGATCGACTACACTCTGGCCCCGTTCGAACAGGCTCATCGGGATGGACATGAGATTTCTGGCTGGTGGTCGATAGAGTCGAGCCGGGCCGTGGTGGACGACAGCCCTCAAGTGATCGCGATAAATCATTCGCAGTTTCAGCCGAACAACTTTATGGGTCAGACCGCACTCGTCGCACGCTGTATCGAGGGCGAGACTGCCTTCGTGTTCGTTCAGGACGATTTCCTGATGAACGACTATCAGCGAAACTCCTTTGAGATGACCATCCGGATCGACGAGCAGCCATCGCAACAATCTCGTTGGAACAGCCTCACCAGCAACAAAGGCGCAGGTCTATTCGGACGCGATGCCGAAGCGTTCATCCGGTCGATCTATGATGCCGAGCGCCTGTTCCTTCGGCTCGTCGAATCGAATGGTCAACAGCATGACGCGCTTTTCGAACTTGCCGGAGCGCAAGATGGCTTTGAGGCCATTGCCGCCGCTTGCGGATGGACCACCCTTTCGTTGTCAGCAGACGACTACCGCGCAATTCAGACTCTCCTGAACGCCGGGGGTTTCGATGTCGGAACGCCCGATGGTCAGTGGGGCCCTGCCTCACAGAATGCGATGCGCGCCTATCAGGCGTCGGTCGGACTGCCAGAAACTGGTGCCCCCGACCGTGCGACGCTGGAGCAACTCGGGGTTCGCCAATGATCGCAGGCGGAATGGTTCGGGCGTGAGCCGAATGTTTTCTCGTCAGCATGGCGAGTAACTGACACAACCAATAGACGGATCATGCCCACCACCCGCGAAACCATCCTCGCCGCGCTGCACGCGCGGCTTTCGGCGTTACCCGCGACCGCCCTGCGCGGTGACGTGCTGCCGGAACGCGTGCCCGCTGCTGGCCTGCTGATCCTGCGCGACGGCGAGCCGGGAGAGCCAGAGGTCACGCTCTCGCCCCTGCGCTACCACTACCAGCACCGGGCCGAGATTGAAGCGGTCGTGCAGGGGGCCGCGCGTGACTTGGCCTTCGACACACTGATCGCCAGCATCGGCGCGACGATTGCGGCCGACCGGACGCTGGGTGGTCTCTGCGACTGGACCGAGGCTGACGCGCCCCGCCCCGTCGATCTGCCGGTCGAAGGGGCCGTGAGCCTGAAGGCGGCGGTGATCACCGTTGTGCTGCACTATTCCACGGCCGACCAGCTGGCCTGAACCACCCACACCACAGGAGTTGAGACATGGCACGAGCCCAGGGGGCGCGGGCGCAGATGGCGCTTGCGTTCGAGAATACCTATGGCACGCCGCCCTCAGGCGGGTTCACCCGGGTGCCCTTTGCCAGCACCTCGCTGGGGTCGGAGCAGCCGATCCTGAACAGCGAGCTTCTCGGCTATGGCCGCGATCCGCTGGCCCCGATCAAGGATGCGGTGACCGCGGACGGCGATGTCGTCGTGCCGATCGATGTGGCGGCCTTCGGCTTCTGGCTGAAGGCCG